TCGTCTTCGTCTTCGTCGTCATCAGACTCGTCTTCAGCTTCTGCTTCTTCCTCGTCCTCATCTTCCTCTTCTTCGTCGTCCATCTCTTTCTTCATTTTTGCTTTCATTTTTTCTTCAAGAGCAATGGCAACACGAGTAGAGATTTCTTCTTCAAAAGCTTCTTTCATTTGTACTGGATTGCCAGCAACAGCTTCGGCAACGATTTTTTCAATAGACATGATTTTCTCCTTTGGGTTTAGTCTAACTAATTATTTATAAAGCTTCTAATCTTTGCATCAGGCGATCTGCCCGTGGGCCAACCTGACGATACCAAATACTATCACGTCCTTCTGGTGCTGCACCTTTCCAGTCGTGCTCAAGTATTTTAGCATTAAAATTCTTAAATTTACTTAGACGAGGTCGTCCAAGGTTGAAGAGCATGTTGACCAGAATTTCCTGTACTTCGCCGGGGAATCCTTGCCATGCTTCTCCGTATAGAGTAACACACTCATCAATTGAGGTGTCAAGGTCACGTTCAAAGCATTCTCGTACTCTTTCTTCAGAGACTGGAGTTCCAACATCTTGTCCATGTTCTGGGTCGGATTCGAGTACCAAGTGGCCCACTCCGAAAGTAGCATATCCAAGGTGATCGTTGTAGATTTCATACACTACGCCCTCATCTACTTTAAGTTGCTCAAAAACGTTTTCTCTATTTTGTTGATTCATTCTTTTTCCTTTAACGCCTTAAATGTTTTTAAAGTCCTTTTCTTGTGTTTCTTTTGCGCGGCTTTTGACATATGATCGCCATCCATGCCCGCAATGTTACCACTACCTACACTATTCGTAGGTTCTTCTTCCATTTCGAGTTTTGCTGCTTCTGTGACATAATCCGTATACCACTCTAAAAATTCTGCTGAAGCTAACTCAAAATAGTCATCTTCCATTAAGCCTTCTTGTAGAATAGCATCATGAGTAAAGCGATGCTCTTCTTTAATCAACCAAAGAGCTGCTGCATAGGTTCCAAGGCGAGACGAACCACCCGGCACTTTAGCTAGGAGCTTTTTAATGTTAAGGATCATTTGATCAAAAACACCGAAAGCCTTACGTTGAGCATTCTTCGTAAGGTCTTTTCTTTTGATCAAAACATTTCCTTTGGCGTCAATCACTCCTTCTTTATAAGCAGGCCACTTTTCAAAAGGTGTAACCAGCTTTCGAATGAACTGAAAGACTAGAAATAAATCGACAACCATGTTAGATCCTTATTAGTGTGTCTAAAATCTTTTGATCAGACACTATACTATCTGCAGCAATTTGAATGTCTTCGTACATAACCACAGTCGGCATATAGTTAAGATAAACGACAAATGGTTTGAGATATTCATGAAATTCTCTGAGCTTCATGAATAACATGTTCGTAGCACTCGGTCCAAAAACATTATATAGTACTATTAAGTGATTCAGAATCAACCTTTCTTTCAATTCATCTTCGTGTCTATAGCGACCAAAGAGTTTACGCAAATACTGAAATCTTTTTAGATCTTCCTCAAACTCCACCATATCGGTGCACTGAGGATTATCATAGTGTTTCATAGCGTATAGCAGAAAGGTTGATTCTGTCAAATTCATAATGAAGAAAAACTAATTTTAAATTAGTCTGCTACAACAGCATCATCCGTAACACCACCAACACCTACGTCACCAGCATCAGATGCAGATACTTTGAATACACAAAGTGGCTCTGCCTTGTGGCGAGTGTTGCCGTTCTGGTCTGTATAAGTGTGATACAGATTCCATCCCGGTGTGTTCAGACCCTTTGCACGGTTAGATGCAACTTGGGCTTCTGTTACGTCGACCAATACGGCGTTATCAATGTCATTGGACTTATTAGTGTTATTGGCATCATCTTCCAGCCACTTAGGTGCGCCTGCAAGATTATCCGTTTTTGCCCATAGTGCCATTGTTATTCTCCTTTTAGTACTTGGGTTTTACTTCTTAGTTGTTTTTGGTGAAGCTTTTGCTTTACTCTTAGTTGGTGCCTTTCCCTTCGGAGCTGCCTTACTTTTAGGCGCTGCCTTTTTCCTTGGAGCCCGCTTTTTCGGTGCCGGCTTAGGTTCTGGTTCTGGCTCGGGCTCAGGTGTTCTTTCAACAATCATTGGCTCCTTACTCAGACGCCACCATTCTTTTAACCACTTAAAAATCATAATAAACTCCTTAGTACTTTTTACTTGCTCGAATATCTTTGCCCATTTTCTTGAGCTTTCCAGCATTTACAGTACCGCAAGAGCCTTCATCTTTTTGACCTTTAACAGCCTTAGAGATTGCCTTGCGGCGCTTCTTTAAATACTTATCTGAAGCATCGACATCACCGTCATTATCGACATCATCGTCTTCTTTACCGACAGGATCCATTCCTTCTTTCATGCCCATGTCTTTTTTGAGGGCAGCAAGCAAATCGTCAACTGTCATTTTCTTATTCACTAGTGCAGAACGAACGACCGTCTTATCACCACGAACAAGATCTGCGTCATCGAAGTAAATGGCGTTTTTCATATCACCAGACTTAATACCCAGCTCTTTTTTCAGGTATTTGGTAATATCCATTTGGCCTGGACCTTTGCCTACTTTGTGGATCAGATCAGAACCACTCACTTTAGCTTCAGTCATATGATAGCCTTTGTCATCACAATGCTCACAGCCTTCACCATCACATTTAGGACACTTTACCTTTTCTTCGTTAATTCCTACTTCTTTCTTTGAAAGCTTAGTCAGAACATCAGCGATTTGAGCAGGCCTCATGCCTACGGCCATCAATGCTTGATTAACATCACCCCATTGATACATTTCTTTATCACCACGGCGCTTATACTTGCCAGGTGCTTCATCGAGTTGCTCTTGTCCGAGAATATCTCTGACAATATCATCTACCTTATCTTTAAAAGACATTTTAATTCTCCGTAAAAAAATTATTTGTTTTATTTATTTATCGGGGTGATTCTGATTTTAAGGTCATCCACACCTTTAATTATTCTATGATACTCGTTAGCATCAATTTTAAATTCCATACCCGGCTTCAAAAGCCACGGTAAACAATTTTCCCATTGGAATTGCCAACCATTCCCGGCGAGTACTTCAACTAAACGGTCTTCGCCATCTCTATGCCAAACATAATGAGAGTCTTCTTTTAGAACACTAAATGTTCTAATTACTCCTTCGTCAATATATGGCTTACCAAAAGTAGTTTCCACCGCCCTTCAATCCTAATTCACTTGCGTATTTAGGTAAACGACATGCCCAATAACCGGCTTTCATTTTATCTTTTTTCATGTCGCAATTGTGGCGTGCTGCAAAATTTCTTGCGGCGTCCTTGTCATTAATCTTACTGGTTAGTCCGCCTTTCTCGTCGCCGAACTCAATCTTTTTTACGTTTCCAGTTTTTGGATCTCTGACATAGACTACATATTTCTTATCACCAGAGCTTCTTTTCGGAGAATTAAGCTCTGGATCTTTCTCTTCTTGGAACTCTATCATAGGGCGCTCGAGTGGAACAGTGACACCTTCATAGATGCCAAACTCTGGCTTATCTCCCGTGAATCCCCTGAACGATTGCATTACAATTCCTTTACTTCAACTTCATCGTCTTTGTATTTACGGTTTGCTTTGCGCCATTGCTTTACAGCGTCATTCGCATCTTTGCCCATTACCTTTACATTAAGATCTTTTCCACCGGGCCCACCCTTAGGAACGGTAATCATAAATTGGGCTTCTTGAATGTATTGCTTAAACGATTGCATTATAGTTCCTTTAATCTACTGCTCTGTATCCACCACGATCTTTAATTTTTTGAGATGCGGACTGAGATCCTTTAAACCTTTTTGTGGCGCGCTTATCATGCTCTTTACGTTTCGCATCAGTATAACCAGGGTCGTTACGCTTTCTATTTGATTGCTTGAATTGCTTAACTGCTTTATCTCGATAACGTGTAAGTAGTTCTGGAGATAGTTCGTTAAGCTTAGCACTTTCTAGAAAAGATTTAAACTCATCATCAGTCATTTCTGCTAATGCGCTTTTAGCAACAAATTCTTTAAAAGTGTTCATTTGTTTTATCCTCCGAATTCGTGTCCTGCAACACGCTTCATTTGTTTTTTGAATTCAGCAAAGTCTGGTTTGTTTTTATATAACTTAATTGAAATCTCGTCGCGTTCTTTACCTTTGATACGCCACTCATAACCTTTTTCTTTATGCTCAGGCTTAGTCGTTTTTACGACCCGTCTTTCGAAACCGTCTTCCCAAGTTTCGCTTTTTTTGCCCGGACCTTCTACAAGAAAATCACTAAACTTAAGCACCTGGTGTATCCTTCTTTAGTTTCTTTGTAGCCTCTGGCGTACCTTCGAATCCAGCACCGTACTCTTCTGAACTGAATCCTCTAAAATTTAAAAGATGCTTAGGCATCTTACCAGCTTTAACCATGTCTTTGAATACTTTATCAAGCGCTCTTACGTCAAGGCCATGAATCTTTGCCGTTTTGACTAAATTTCTTTCAGCGTTATGTGGATCTTTCTTACGAAGATCTAAAAATGTTCTAATCGCTTTCTTATATATTGGCTTATTCACCGTCCTATCAAGCCAGCGATAAAGGTCTGGCATTATAGTCTTAAGTATTGAATCATCATCACCAAAGACTCTTTCGTCCATCTCTTCTGCCTCTTTAATACCTCTTAGTTCTTTTTGCTTTGCAATCCACTGAGTTGCAATTGAGTTATTAGTAGGCGTTTCTGTCCAATTTTTAATTTGCTTATAGACTTTTAATGTCGTTCTATCAATATCATTGCCTTGAGAGTTATCGACTACAATCAAACGATTACGAAATAGTCCTTGGAATTTACCTATGTTCTTTTGTACTTCTTTCCACATAGCAGCAACAGTATCGTCTGGCAATTGACGTGGTCTCATACGATTGCGTGCAATCGCAGTATCAAGATCTGTATTGACAAAAATCATCTTGACTTCATAGCCAAGTGTTCTCAAGCTATCGACCTGTGTTTTAATTTTGTCGTAGTCCTTACCAGTGCCATCAATAATCAAGCCTAGGCGACCTTCGATCGCTCTTTTCATTTTTATACCCGTAAGAGCTTTTGCTTTTGATCGAAGCTTTTGGCCAGCCGGCGACATGAGATTATCTGAGGTGGGTTCCATTCCTGCTTTACTCAAAGCAGCTTCAAACGCGTCGTCAGAATTAATCAACTTCATTCCCAACGCAGGAAGAGAAGTCTTACCAACTACAAAGGACTTGCCGGAGCCTGGGCCACCAGCAAGAAAAACAGCCTTAAAGATCGCGGGATCGTTAATGCCTTCTTCGAGTTGCGATTCAACGAATGTCGAAAACTTTTTCATTTATTTGCCTGAATGATCTGCCCATAGATCAGCATCTGCTGTTGTTCGAGTCTTACCACCAGTAGCAAAACTATTAACACGCGCCATACCCCATTGAGCTGGTGTAGTGCCAGGCCTATGGCCGGTTCTCCAAGCTGCTACGCCTCGATCAAAGACTTTTTTAAGAATAGCATAAGAGATACCAGTCTTTTCTGCTTTGTTCTGTAGAGCCTTTTTAGGATTACTTTCAAAGATGAACTCGACGTCTTCGGC